AACTCGACTGTCTGCTTGTAGCGCGTCGTTGCTACAGGCTCAAACGGCGTCTCGGTCAGCGGAATGACGTACGCAGCCGGCAACCCCTCGGAAGACGTCGATTCGTTAATTTGCGAGAATTCGGCCACTCCGAAAACGCGCCTGTTAAAAGCCGGGCACTGCTCGCGAAGTTCTTCGATAACCGGGCTGAGTTTCATTTGTCGCCTCCGATCGGGCCTGGTTTAATCGCCCCGTCAAGAATCTTTAAAACCGCTCCCTCGTACTTTGTTCGACCGTAAAGCTCCGCGGCCTGTACGATGAAGTTGTTCCGAGCTTTAGCCACCTTCTCAGACGTTGTGTTCTTCTTGTGAATGCGCTTGCCGTTCCGTTTCAGTCCGCGCCTCGGTCCGACATGTCCGTAGTAAAGTGCATACGGATAGAAGTAATTCCCGTCCGAACGTTTTCTGAACCCTCCGGTATCCCGAGCGGCAATGATTGTTGAAAAGCCCGACTTCGATGTCTTTGCCGTCACGGAAGCCTGTAGCGCCCCGGTAACCTTCCCCGGATTCTCAAAGGGCCTCGAAACCGTACGCTTTGAAATCAGTTTCCGAGCAATTTTTCGCACCTGAGAACCGATTTCACCGAGACCTTTCCGGAGCTTTTTCTTGTCGAAATCGGCAAACTCTAATGGCTTAGCGAAGACAGCATTAAAACTAAATGTCTCTGCCATGGAGCACCTCGCACTCAAAGAGCGTGAATCGATCCGCCGCATTGACGTCCGTTACCCGCTTAACGCGATACCGTAGCCCGTTGCAATCGACCTCAAGCTGCTTCGGAAGGTCCTGAGGACGCGTTTTGCCGGGCACTTGTCGAACAAAGATTCGATGCGTCACCGTTTCGTCGGTTTGCACGGAATCCCAATACGTCGAGCCGCCGACGACCTCCACCCTCGCCCAACATTTCCAGAGAAGCGCCGACGCGTTCTCGTGCTTTCCGGTCACCGATGGCTTCGTAATGATTGAATAAATGCTCGCACGCCGATTGAGTTGGCCAACAGTCGGAAGAATCATGCGTCACCCCGTGTAAACATTCGATAGGCATCCAAAAGATGGTCATAATTGCGCCGTCCCTGGCCGAGTCCCGACTCCGAAATCGAGCGCTTCTCGTACATGTCGGAAACCGCAAGGCAAATCCATGCACGGACAGCCGCCGGAACGTCATCGACTGTTTCGGCCAAGGCGTTTTCATCCTTGGTCTTGACAATCTCACGACCGAGAACATGCTCAGCCTGCGACGTCGCAGCCCCAATAAAAGCCTTAACGAGTTCATCATCGGCATCATGGTCCAGACGCAAATGGAGTTTTACATGAGCCAGTTCAACAGCCGGAGTCGTCATGACTTAACCCCTTGTGTGTTTCTTTGTCTTTTTGACAGTCTCGGTCTTTTCGGGAGCCGTATACAGCTTCGCAAACCCGCTTGAAATGAGCGTCCGGGCCATGCCTTCGCTCGTTTCCACCACATCTCCCTTGTTCCGCAAACCGAAGAGCGTCAAGCACTTTTGTGTAAATTCAATTCGCATTGTTAAAAGAGGGGATGTTTCCACCCCCTCCTCGCTTTCAGTTACGGACTAGCCGCCCGGCACAACCGGTGCAGCCGGCAGAGCAAACGTTCCGCCGATCATCGCCTTCGTGCGTTCGACCGCCAGGGCCAGACGACGTTCAGCACGAATCGTGTACAGATTCTTGATGAAGTCATCCTCGTTCTGCGATGCAATGTCAATCACGGTCTGCATCCGGTCATAAACCGTCGCGGCACGTGCGAAATCGCCGGCAAGGAACTTGCCTTCGTCCATCGCTGCCGTCTGCACCACGCGCACCCCCCAAACCGTCGAGTTGGCAAAGGAGTCTGCAGGCGACCCCAAGAGGTACTCGCCGTTGCTTCCCTTCAAGCCCTGCAGGGACGCCCAGTCCATCGGGTTCAGGAGAACAGCGCTCGTGCGATATGACCAGTAGTTGACTTTCGCAAAGGACATGCGAAGCAAATCCAAAAGGTTGGCCGTCGAGCCGCCGATTTGGGCAAGCGTAAATTCTTGTGCCGTGTAGTTTCCGGTCTTCATCAAGCCGGACAGGTTCGGGCTTGTGCCGTTGCCGGAGAGAATCTGGTTCTCAACGGCAAGGTCGACGCCGTAAACCATACGGGCGTTAATGAAGGCGGCCAGCGCTCCAGCATCGTCAGCCAACTGGCGCGTAATGCGGGTCCAGTGGGCAACGACCTGCACGGGCGTCTGAGCCGTTTCCGTTTCTAGCGTGGAGGCCGGTTTCTGAGCAGCTTCGGCAACCGGAGCGGCGTTGTTCGTGAAGGATTTCTCCTTGACGTACTCAACCGAGTTCTCGGAAATCGGAATGTGTGGGAAGAGGTCTTCGATGACCAATTCACGCTGTTCGAGAGCCTGAATGCCGGGCACTCGATACGGACGCAGTTGTCCGGCAGAACTCAAAATCGGATCACCGTCTGCTTTGGTGTCATAAACGACACTCACGGGGCGACGCGATGTCAGGAACGTCTTGTACGACTCCGATTTCGTTACGTATGAACCGAGAGACGCATGCACACGGTCTCCTTCCGCCTTCTGGGCCTTCTGCTGAAGCTCCAAAAGCTGACGAGAGAGTTTTAACTGCACCTCACCGAGCTCGGCGACCTTCTTTGTGACCTCTTCCTGAGAGGCTTCGCGACGTTTCATCGCGTCTTGCATTTCACCGATACGCTTGTCAATCGCATCAAGCCCGGCCAATGCCTGTTTCAATTCTTCACTCATAGGATTCCCCTAATAAAGTTAGTTCAGTGACTGCGAAACTTTCAAAATCTTCGCAACCAGTGTTTTTTCGACTTCAGTTTCGGAATCCCTCCGACGCTTTTCGTCGAGAATGATTGCTTTGGCGTTCGAAATGAATGCCATCGCGTCGGACTTCGAAAAGCCTGCATCCCGCAGCATCTCTTCCAGGTCCCTGACTGTTTTTGCGCCCGGCTCAGTCTTGACAGCATGAATGCGTGCCCTATCGTCGGCCGGATACGTGCAAACAGAAATCTCTCGGAGCCCTGAGACCTTTCTGATAACGCGCCCACTCCAAATATCATCAGGGTCCTTTAATTCATAGTCGTTTTTCTTCAAAAAAATGCCCACTGAGAGGCCGTTAAGACTCCCGGCCTTAATCGCCTCCAGGACATCGCGAGCCTTTTGGATGCCGAGCGTCAAAGACCCCTCGACATAAAGCCCTTTTTCATCCTCTTTGATGAGCGAATACACGCCGATAGGAACCTCATCCGTTGCGTGATTCAGGAAAATCGGTAGTTTCTGGACAGATTGAATCGCCTCGGCATATGCACCCGGCAAAATCGTGTCTCCGTAACTGTCGTTTCCGTTAAATTTGGAGGCATAGCCTTTGAAAACGCCGGCTTCCCCCTCAGTCTTGACCTCTGAGACGTCAAAACCAATCGCTTTTTTCAAATAAATCGCCATGTTTTTTCCTCACTGTTTAATCGGATCGCCAAGCGGTGTTTGGCTCTGCCCGAACCCTTGTTTTCCAAGCATTTCGACCGGGAACAGGTTGTTTTGGGCAGTTAGCTGGTCCGCTCCTTCAATCGGAGGTAGATTCTCTAAACGTCGCACCTCATTGCGTGTCATAAATCCGTTCTGGAGCCCCTGAGCATATGAGCTGTAGCGTGACTGAATGTTCGCCCGTTGCAGCGCATTCATCTTGAATTCGCACGTCATCGAGTCGCGTTCCGCTTCCGTCATAACTCGCTGCCGAATTGCCTGTTCAAGGGCCGTACAAAGCGGATGAATGGTTGATCGATAGAATGATTCGACAATCGGTTCTATTCCTGTTGCCGCCGTTCCACCGGAGCTATTAATCAGCGCCGACGGAACACCGAACCAACGCCCGATTTCATCAATCCCATACTTGCGTGTCTCCAAAAGCTGCGCATCTGCAGCCGAAAGTGAGACCTGTTGATACTTCATGTCTCCGGGCAGAACATGCAGCCAGTCTGCCGGGTCACCTGCAATCGGCGTCATGTTCGCAAAGCGCTTTTTGATTTCTCGTGTCTGTCGCTCGTTTAAATCCTGGTCGATGGTCAAAATACCCTGGAGCTGGCGGCCGTTTCCGTACATCTCCGTTGCGTTTTTCTGGGCATTGACAAGTTCCTGGGTCGTCGCCTGCATGTACTCCAGTGTCGAAAGCCCGACAATTCCGTTACCCAAACCCTTCCAGTGCAAGATTTTGTCGGCCTTGTAGTACGTAATATTTCCGTCTTTCGTGTACTTGTAGACAATTTCTCCTTCGACAACGCCCACTTCCATTTGGTCTGCCGCCATCGGAATGAGTGCTACGAGTTCTCCGGTACTATCTCGCACGATTCGGGCATAGGCATTACCGCGCAGGAAGCGATTCAGTCCCATCGCAACCCAGAAGTCATGCGCCGTCATGTTCTGATTCGGCTGACGTAGCACCTGCCACAGGCGGCTTCGGCGCGCCTCCGTCTTGTTCCCCGTCTTGTCTGTCTCAAAGACCACAATCGGAATGCTCGCAATCGTCTCTGTCAGGAGCGTCACGCATGACCAAACGGCAGAAATCTGCAGTCCCTTGTCCGGCGTGACCGGATAGACGCCCGGCAGGATGCCGATGGTCGGCTCGTTTCGCTGCGAGCCGGACGCGTCCCCGGTCGCACCACCCCAAAAGCCCGGATGAAGCAGTCTGCTGAAAAATTGTCTGATTTTCATAAGTCAAAAAACTCGTTGAGATTCGTCTTCTTTTTCGGCTCATACGTAGCAGCTCCGCGCAATGCCAGGATTGCAGCAACGGCACCGTCAATCTTGTTTTCGTGCCGTTCCTTTCTCGGAAAGATGTTGTCTTTCGCATCAATGCGTGCTTCTACGTTCCCCATCATCCACGCCATAACCGGATTGCCGTCGTGCACAATCCGACCGTCAATTACCAGAGCTTCGAGTGTCTTCATCGGGTCACTGACGTTTTGGACCGTAAAACGACACTCGAGCATCGGCGCGCCTTCATCGGAAAGCGATGTGGCGATTTGTGTCGCTTGCCACGGGTCATAGGTCACCGTCTGCACGTCAAAGCGTGACAAGTCCTCACGAATTGACTCTTCGATGACGTTCAAATCCGTCATGGCGCCGTCGGTTTCCTGGATGTAACCACTTCTAACCCAGCCCGAATACTGTGAGTTCGTGCTTGTCTCAATGGCCTTGCTCGGCAACCAGCATTCGCAAAAGAGCGCATACTTGTCCTTGCCGTCTTCTTCGAACGGAAAAAGGTACGTCTTGACCGTCAAGTCACTCTTTGACCCGATATCCAAACCCATAAAGCACGGCTGCCCTTCAAAATCGCTCAACTCAAGACCTGTTGTCTCGCAGCGCTTCCAGGCTCTCATGTCCAGCCAAGCGCTCCGAGCAGAGCACCACACATCAAGATGCTTGGTTTTGAAGTTGTTGATTGCACTCGGCAGTGTCTTTGCTTTTTGCAAAAGTGAAGTAATCACTTCCGGCCTGACTGACACTCCCCAGTTCGGATTTGCCTTTTCAAGCGCCTCCATCGAGGACCAGTCATCACCATCGTCAATCGTGTAGATGATGGCAAACTGCGTCTCATCGTCAGCTAGCCGAGAGAGTACCTTTGTGCACATCGTGCGCACTTCATAGCAGATTCCCGATGTATCAAACCCCGCTGTCGTGATACACCAGAGAAGCGAAGACCGACGCTTTCCGAGCGAGGTTTCTACAACGTCGTAGACTGCTCGAGTTTTGTGGGCGTGTAATTCGTCCACAACAGCCAAATGTGTGTTCAAACCGTCCAATGTCGAGCCTTCGGCGCTTTTTGCTTGGAACGTGCTGTTCGTGCTCGACACATAAAGAGCATTCGCCAAAACCTGCAAACCGAACCGTTCCCGAAGAGCCGGATTGTGCTCAGCCATCACCTTGGCATCGCCGAAAACAATCTTCGCCTGATCACGTGTTGTCGCAAATGAATAAACTTCGGCACCCGGCTCATGGTCGGCGAGCAGACAGTACAAAGCAACGCCAGAAGAAAGCGTAGATTTTCCGCTCCCGCGCGGAACCTCAATGTACACGCGCCTGAATCGTCGTCCTCCGTCAGCCCTGCGTCTCCACCCGAAAACCGTCGTCAGAATGAAAATCTGCCACGGCTCCAAAACAACCCGTTGTCCGGCAAGCTCTCCCTTTGTGTGAGTCAAAAGCTCGATAAAGCGACAGATTCGTCCAGCTTCCTCCTTGCTCCATTCATACAGCCCGCTTCTGGCGTACTTCTTCAAATCCTCGGTCTGACGCTTGCAAGCCAATTTGACCCATTTGCAAGCAAGAATCTTCCCTATAGAAACGTCTCGCGCATACTTTTTCGCGATTGCAAGATAGTCTCTAGAGGTCGTCAAACTCATTTTTCTTAGATTCCTCTTTCGTCGGTGCTTTCATCTTGCACCGAGCAACCGGAGTGAAACCCAACTGTTGCTCACACTGCGCAAGTGCCGCCTGGAGCTTTATCAGGGCATTAAAGCCCGGTCGCGTGTTGCCGTCTTCGTCTATCCAGCCGTACCGATCAACATCGGCCTGAAGCTTTCGATAAAGCGCATAGTTCCGGCACCATCGTTCCAAGAGCGAATGATCTAAAGCCGTCAGCAGGCTTTCCGGCGCACAGGTAATCGCCAGTTCCCACGCCGATCGAGCGTCTTTCGTCAGCTCGGTCGGTGGCTGTACGGGGAGTTTCCCGTTGACCTGCAACTGGCGCCTGTTTGCTCGGCATTTCTGAAGCGTCCCTTGCGCCTTTTTGATTACGTCCGGTTTAGGAAGTCGTCCCATTTTTTCTTCCTATTTACAAGCTGTTCGCACGGCCATGACTGCCTTTGCGATTGCACAAACCGCCATAGCAACAGCCCAGAAAAACAATGCGTAAGCAATTCCATAAACAGGAAGCGCAATGAAGAAAGGAAGTCCTTCTGCCATAGACAGAGCCTCCACTAAATCTTGTACAATTCTCATGTCTGAACTTGTTCTTCAGATAACAAATAACCCGCTCGGTCGTCACACCTTGCGGGTTCCTTTTTTGTTGCATTCGCGCACGCGCGTCCGAGGCTTACTTCGTTGATTTTGCTTTGTTTTCGGGCCTTCGGATAAGTCCAAAAACTCAAAATACCGCATGCATGAAAATTTGACTAGGGCGCGGTCTAGAAAAAGTCGTTATTTTTCGTTTTTTAGGCGCCCTTACCCTCGTCATAGAGGAAAGAGCCACTCCTGAACAAATCTGTCTCCCTTTTCTGAATTGCATTGGCGACAGGCACACTGAACGTTGCCCCATGTGTGTCCTCCGCCTTTACTCAAAGGGACAATATGATCCAAGGTTGGGGCATTGGGTTTGTTCTTTCCTAAAAGGCTCTTTGGCGTTTTCCTTCCGCAGATGCGGCAGCGCCAACCATCACGTCCAAAGACAATTAATCTCCTTACCTTTGAATCATATGAGCAACAGTATTTTCTAGCGCGTTTGCGATTATTCCCGGCAGATCGTCTGTACTCTTTTCCCGCTGGAGAGATCCGGTACCTTTTTCGTCCTATTTTTTTCTGTTCTGAACGAGATGAAACTAAACAATTCTCACTACAGTACGCTGTACTTCCGGTACGAGAAGCAGGGCGAAGAAAATGTTTCCCGCACCAACGACAAATTTTAAGAGTGCAACTCTCCTCTTTTTTCTTCCTGCGGATAAGAACTTTCAACAACCTTAAAACCCTTTTGAATAATGGCTTCTTTTTCTTCTCAAGAAACGCAGAGGGTAGATAATCAAAAAACCCTAGATCGAAAAGCCTTTCATTCTTCTCTGTTTCATACCTTCGTCGATAAACCTTGTCCGCACAGGCGCATTCTTGGGAACAATAGCCAACATTCCCGTGCCAAGTGCAAGGTTTGCCACACCACTTACAAGGGGGCCGGCAGAAACCTTGCTTCCATACCAGTTCCGTCCACGCTTTATTATCCGTGCATTTGCGGCAGTGCTTGCGTTTCCTCGCGTCAAAGAACGTTTCGCCACACTTTCCACAAACCTGCGGCGTTCCTAGTCGCTCTGCTTTTCTTTTATCCTTAGTGGCAGAAAGCCGCTTTGCGACTCTCCCGTCATTAAGTGCTTTTTGATAACTTGCACGATGCCGGCATAATGCGTTGCAATATTTTTTCGGCTGCCCAACGGTTCCGACCGAGAACGAGAATAGCTTTCCACAAAACAAACAATGAAGCTGTTTATAATTGCTCATGTTGTCGCTCCCTTCAGTTTTAGCGATAACAAAAAGCCTCAAGGATTGCACTCCAAGAGGCTCGTTTTTTACTTGCCAAATTTAATTTGCGTCAGAATTCTCGCCCGAACCCACCATCCTCGGTTGCGGTCTTACGATCATGGCATTTTTTGCACAACGGCTGCCAATTCTTTTTGTCCCAGAAAAGATTCTGGTTGCCATTGTGAGGCTTGATATGGTCAACAACTTCGGCAGCCTTTACGATGCCTCTTGCCTCGCACATCACGCATAGCGGGTGATGCGCCAAGAAAGCTTTCGATGCCTTTTGCCACTTATACGTGTAGCCGCGCTCGTTTGCGGACTTGCGTTTCTCTTCTCGTTTCGTGCTCTTATGTTTATCGCAATACATCGTCCCGAACGGTACAGCGGTCCGGCACCCGGAATACGAGCAGAACTTAAGGAGCGGCATAGGCGTTGTTCCTGCGTGGAAATCGGCAAGGCATCAGCGTCGGAAAATCTGATGCCTGCGGTTCCCTTCTCTTAGGAGGCATGACGAGTACTCCACCCTCTTCCGACCTTCCGCCTGGATACCGAATAATGGGAATAAAAAAGCGGGAAACCATCCGTCTCCCGCTTAGACAATGCCAAAAAACCTTCCGCGCACGATAAAGGCGCCGTTAGGCGCACCTATTGGGGGTTTTCGGTTTTGTTATTCGCATTATACGAATAAATACATCCTATCGTGGTGAAGACAAGTCTTTTTCACAACGTGTTGCGTATTCGCACAACAGAGATTCGGCCTTAAGAAGACTCGGGTCGTAGTCGCGGTCGAAAACCCGAGCGTATCTGGCGCGGACACGTCGTGCTTCATCGATATCTTTCACCGCTTCGTAATCCTCGACCGGGTGGCGAGTTAGGTACTCAGCCTTAAGAACAAGATACAGGCGTTCGAAGTCGGGAGACTTATGCCGTAGACGAATAATGCAAGCATCGATAAAGCGTGCATCAGCCGTATCCGGAGGTGTCGGCTTCTCTTCCTTGGGCCCGGGATTGCCGTGTTCTGCTCCGTAGCGCTGCAGGGCGCGAATGACCATCATCAGGTTGCTTTCCTGTCTGACAAACTTATCCCGATACACACGCGCCCAATTGCGAATGCGGAGCCGGAAATCATCTAACTCGCTCATTTTTCTAATCACCTTCAAACTCAAGCGGAATCTGACCACCAATAAGATTGCACATCGCAGACTCATATTTTTCTTTTGATGAGCTTGCCTTAGCGACACCGACGGTTTGCCATATTTGCGCTCTTAGCGCATCAACACCGACTTCAGATAAGAATTGGTGTAGTTTCTTTGATTTCTGCTCTCCTTTTGCCTCACGCAAAAGATTCAAGAGTCGCCCATTGCTTTTTGCTAATGGGTAATAAATATATTTAAGCGTCAGCCATTTATGCGACCAATTCCGCCCGTGTTCCGGAATATGGATTTCATAAATCCGTTGCCACTCCGCATATATCTCATCGGGGAATTCCTTTGCCCATTTTCTTGCTTCTTCCTGCACATAAGTCCTAAAAGCAGCAATAACCTGAGCCTGGGTTGAGTTGTATCCCGCGAGTTTGTAAATAAGCTCGCGGATGCCTGTCTTTGCGCAGGCCCCTAAAATAATTCCTGAGTTAGCAACGATTTGGCGAGGAATTCCGTCATCTTTTTGAGCAGAACCGAGAACGGCGTTACAGATATCAATGATTAGAGTTGCATCATACCCAAAAGCATTAAACGGAGGTGTTTTTGTGCCGTGGCTAATATATTGAAACTTAATCGGATTTTTGATGTTTTCACAGGCTTTTGTGCCGAGGGAAGAAGCCATCGATTTTCGTTGTAGCAATCTTGACAATGACCATCCCGCTCTTTGATTCTCATAACCAAGAAGTTTGGCTAAACCACTCTGCGTAAGAACGGCAGTGCCTTTGTCGTCGTCAAGTACGTAGCAATCAACATCAATTCCGAAATCTTTAAGAAACGAGCCTTTGTGTTTTGCTTTTAGTCCCCACCGAGCAATAGCTCCGGCTTTAGCGATTTCTTTTCTCTGTTCGGGATTCAGTTTCTTAGCCCTTGCGATTCCGCCTAATTGTTGTTTTGTCTGCATCTTTTCTCCGATAATGAGTTGTATCCGCCTCATTTTATAGCAAGCGCAGAGAAAACATTAATGCTTGCTGTCTCAATTCTTAAAAAGCCGGTGCAAGTGTTGTTGCTTGCACCGAACTTATGCAAACAAAATTTGTTTACCCGTTTTTTATTTACTCAAACCTGTCCGCACAACCGAGCAAATTCGAGTTCGTCTTCGCCCAGAACTTGTAGCAATCAAGGTCTTTAGGCCCGAAACCCAATTTCTCAAGATTTCTCTCAAGAAGCGCTAGATGCAGATCGTGCACGGCCTCCCAGAAGTGAGGCGCATACGGAGAGTTAACCGAGTACAAAAAGTCGGTAAATCGCTCAAGGTCTTTTCGGAAGAGATAGCGCCAGCAGTAGACGAATGTCTGCATACGCTCAAGAAAGTCCTCGGTAACGGTGAATGTTTTTTTATCGGACTGCTTATGCTCTTCCGGCTTTTCGGGAACGGTCAGGCTAAGCGTTTCGACAAACTTCAGACACTCTTCGAACTTCGAGCGCGGCAAGAGGGAATACTTCGGGATGCGATAGCGTGCCTTAATCGCCCGATAAATGGCTTGAAAGGATTCTCTATTCTTTTGAGCGCGCTTAGCAACAGCTTGTTGGATGCAAAACTGTTCCTCGGAAGTGATTGTCTCTAAGGGAATCGCCTGAGCCTTTAGCGTCGCTTCCATGTGGTTAAACGCATCGATGTATGCCCATTTGAAAGCTTGAGCCTTTTTACCTGTAAAACTCATCGCAAGGAAAGTAAAACCGTCGCGTGTCAGCCGATAGGCTTTTGATTGAATCGGAGCGCCGCCGCTAGGATTGGCGCGGGTTACGACCGTCTCCCCAAAATTGGCGAGACGGTCTTGTGTCATGTTTTTGCAAATATTTTCAATGGCACGCACTACCTTTGCGTGTTCTTTTTCAAAAAAGTTTGCAACGTCTGTAGAAAGGGTAGTGACGACACCGCCAGAAACGGTGACAACGGGGATGTTTTGATTAGTCATAAAAGACTCCTTTGATGCAGTGTTTGGAACCTGCGACCATCCGCCAAGATGGAGGGCAGGACTTGCGGGTTGGCGGACCGCTCAAAGGAAACGGCGCATCTTTCGATGCCCCGCAAGCCCGCCCGTAAAGGAGACTTGCGACGAGGTGGTGTTTTGCCACCTCCTTTGCACATAGCCAACAAAAAAGCCGCATTCGACAATCCGGCGGCTACGCGCCTTTGAATCGGGCCGCCAAGCCCGCGCTTCGATTTAGAAGCGAGGTCATTATACGGTTTTTTTGTACGGTGTTCTCAGACTGTGAAAACTTTGATGTTTATTTCGTCTTTTTCTGCATAAAACTTCTGAACAATCAACCCGGCAACCTGCGCATCATCCTCATAAACAATCCCGTTCATGGCATCCAAAATTGCCTTTGCCACGTTGTCCGTATCGGGCTTTTTCGAGCAAAACTCGCCAAAAACGTCGCTACGGCGTTTCCGAGACCACGATAATGAGGGGAACTAGGGAGACCGTTATCTGAACGAACAGCGGGCATCCTGACGCGATTGGGAGGCATTGGCACATCGCTCGCTTCGCCGACCAACCGACGAGGTTTTCAAATTCCCGCGTTTTTGCCGGCGTGTAGGCGTGTGCATATCCGCCTCTTGTCGTAAGCCGAGGGCGACCTTTACCGACCGCTTTAGCGCTGACAGTGAAATCCAAAACCGGACGAACGATGTTGCGCCCCATCAAATGGGCGAACAGGTCGGCAAACTGTCGCATTACATCGGCACAGGTATCCAACATACGACGTCCTCAAGTTCGATAAAAAGTTTCCCCTTCCCCGTGTAGACAATCAGTTCCTCCGGCGAAACGCGCACGGCCGCAGGGCGATACGATTGCGTCCAGCGCTTGCTGATGATTCGCACCTTGCGATGTGGCGGCGGGATCGAACCGGCTTTACGACGGTCACAAAAAATCCATTTGCCCGATATGTCCGGTATGGGCATGCTTCAGTTTCCTTGTTGTTGATATCCGGAGCTGTTCGCGCTTCGATAAGGCCGACAAGAATCTCATCAGTATGTCTGCGCAATGCATGAGTTAGCTTTGCAGTAGATTCGAGACTCGGAAACTTTCCGTTTACCGTTTTGACGACGAAACTCTCCAGTTGTGAGAGAATCTTTCTCGACTCATCAATTGCTTGAAAGGCTCTGTCAGAAGAGCGAACTCTTTGACGAACAAGGTCTTGATATGTTTGAATCATTTTCTGCTCCCAAGTCACGAATTTGCCCGCATTGCAGGGTTCACAGCCTTTTCCGTCCTCGATACTGCGACGACACAGTGCCCCTTTGTCTCTGGCAATGCGTCCATTGCAATGGCTATGTTCTTGAAATCGACGGAGAGACCGTTTATCCGATTGAAAGCGGGATCGTCCCGTCCCAATACATGCCGGAAAGCGCTGTTGCAATCTTTTGCGAGGCACAGTCCATCATTAACCTTTCGCCACGCGCTACATGCGCATTGCTTCGGTCTTGCCTGGAGTGCATCGCTCAAGAAGCCGGAGGACAAGGCACTTCCCTTGCGAAAAAGATTGAGAGCCTGTGCCTTTCTCCCGGATTGCGCCGACTGGCTGACCTTTGCCGGATTTACGGGAACGACGCCGTGCACGGCGGACAAATTGATTTCACCGTTAGCAATAAAGAGGCCTTCGCTATTGCAACTGCCTTGAGCAGTTTCATCAATCATCTCGCTGACGAAATCTTCGGTACAGAGGCGATTGCCAGGGAGTTGGAAGAAAAGATTACGGCGGCTCATTCGTAGGCATGTCTTCCTTTGGCCCGGTGCTTTTCTCTGGTCCTTGCTCTCAGGTCTGTTTTGCATTCTTCGACTCCTCAATTTCCCGTTTTGCCTCCATCGCAATCTCTCGAATCGCTCTTGCGTACCCTCGCGTGTACGCCGTGCACTGCTCCTTGTTCTTGGCAAAGCGCCGGATGCCCTCGGACATCAACGTCCCGTGCCTGGCGTCATACATCCCTGCCCTGAACGCCGCCTTTTCCCTATCAAAACTCGATGCCATCGTCTCTCCCTTTTCCCCTGTCAAACTCCTCCCCCGTGCGAGAATTGACTTGTCCATGTCAACCACATTCCCGAAAGGGGAAGGAGAAACTTTTATGTCCGAATCAACCAACAAGAATCCGAATGCGTTCACTCCGGAGGAGGCGACTCAAATCATCATCGCCGGGATACAAGCACGGGTTATTCGGTTCCCATTTACCGTAAGTTTCGACAAGACGACGGCCGAAACTATTCTGGAAAAGAACCTTCATCGTGCCGCGGTCCATGAGAACAGTGAAGAATTTCTGCGGAATCTCGATGGGCAGACGGTTTCTGGCATCTTTGCCACTCTCGCCAGAAGAGATGCGTTGTTCCTGCTCACGTTGCGCAAGACGCTTATCGAAGGCCTCACTCAGGAAGAAGCCGACAGGATCGTCAGCCAAGCAGCCTGTTAGTTCGTTAAGCGTCATCGCTCTGTCAAGGAGCACCCCGACAACATTGACACGGTCATGTTGATTGTCGTGCTCCGCGACTTCTTTGAGCGAAGCGTTCCAAATGTCGACCGCCAACTGCTTGGTAATGATTGGCTTTGTCTCGATTTTTTCACTCATCCCCTTCCCTCCTTGATTTAAACCCAATACGAAAGAAAGAATCCGACGGCCAAGACGACGATGGTGACATCGGCCCACTTGCTCGATTTCGTCCGGTCGTCAAAAATTGTTTCTGCGATAGATAACGTGTACGTGATGATGGCCAAAACACTGACACAGATGAAAAGCGTGGCTCTCATGCGTGGGCTCCTGTTCTTCCCAGACCAACGGAATGTGGCCGATTCGGCTCTGTGCAGTATTCGAGATAGTCCGAGTTAAACCACAGCGGCACTTTCCCCTGCCATGATCCGTTACGCTGTTTAGCGATGGTCAAGACCGCGTCCGGCTCGTCGTTGTCAAGAACGAGGTTGAATCCCTTCTCCTCGAATGCCTTTTCCTTGGCCTGATTGCGCTGAAGCAAAATGATGTTGTCGGCCTGGTCGGTCACGACCGCCGCACCACGAATTGAGTATTTGTCGATTGTGTCCGTTGTTTTATCGGACTTTCTGACGTGGTGGACAAGCCAAATGTGACACTTCAGAGCCTTGGCCAGCTCGCAAAGCGTGGCGATGAAATTCTTCGTGCCGTTCATGCCGGCATCGCCGAATTCATCACAGCATTTCATCAGGTTGTCGACAAAGATTTGCTTACAGCCGTAGTCTCGGCATGCGCTAATGATTGCTCCGTACACGAACGAGGGCTTAACGCTTCCGACCTTGTCCAGTACGTAGATTTCTTTGCCAATCGCTTGCAAAGCATCGATAGCCGTATCCGTGTCTGCAGTCTTACCGACACACTGAGAAAGCATGCGATCGAGCGTTCGCGCAGGAGTCATTTCAAATGACATGATGCAAGACTTAACGTGTGCCTTCGCAAACTCAAGCGAGAATTGACCTGTGATGAGGCTCTTGCCGTGGCCTGACTGTCCTGCAACAATCGTCAGTTCCCCTGTGCGAATCTGGAAATCACGCTTTCCGAGAAGCGGTAAAGAAAACCCCTTGACGAGACCGTCTCGAATCGCTCCGACTTCCATGTCGTAGTCAGAAGCCGGGCGAATCTCCGCTTGAGCATGAAACTCCTCCCAGAGCCTCGAAAAGTTTTCAGCAGGTAACAACACGACCGTCCTCCATCGAAAAAATGTTTAGGTCATCCATCAGAACTTTTTCTGTTCCGTCAAACCGAGCAACAGAAAAGCGAAGCGCATCCATGTCGCGCACATGGAGCGTTGCGGGTCTGTAGTCTTTTGAAATCAAGTGCCGTGCGAAAGCGACGGCATAGCGCCGATATTTCTGCTCGAAGAAATCAACGAAAACGTCTTTGCACTCAGCCCACGGGCGAATGCCCTTCCAATCAAACCGTTGCGTCAGGTCGTAAACATAATCATCACGGAAGGTTCTGTAAACCTCCCACTCAGGATGTTCTTCGTCCGCAAAGACAACGTGCCGAATCGCAAAACTTTCCGTGAGCATTGCGTCCACTTTGGGCACTAAAGCATTCGGGATGTCTTCGAGCCTCATGCTTTTCTCTCCAAAAAGGCTTGCAAAGCATCGGAATGAACCACGTTCTCTTTGGCTGCCTCTCGCTCAGCTTCCCAATCGTGAGCAGGCGTGTAGAAAGGCCGTTCAGGCTGTTGTTGGGTGTTAGTAGCGTTTGTAAGCCAACTGGCCTTGAAACCTGCCCATGAGTTTTGTAAGCAAATCTGAAGAACGTCTGCCAGTGTCTTCCCTGCTTTAGCCGCTTCAGACTGCACAAGCGCAAGAGCCTGAGCTGTCAGGGGTAACCTCTTTTGCTTTCTCAGAGCAATCCAATCGCACCATAGGTTTTCAGGCACATCTGCAGGTTTGCAAACGGATGTCCTTTTTGCTTTCTTCGCCGGAGGCGTAGAGACAGAAGCGTCCTGAGCCGAAGGCGATGGATGCGTATATATATCCTGTTCCTGTTCCTGTTCCTGATATGGCATACCGTATGCGGTACTGTCTTGTGTACCGTCTACCGTACTGTCTGGTATACACTTTCGGAAGGATTCTGCATACCCTTCACCACGTTGATAACAATGGATTTTTGCCGCTTCAAGAACTTTGGCGAGGAGCGGACATTCGGGCAAAAGGTCGATTGCAGTGCGCCAAGAGAGGACGACTTTCGGATTATCCGGCGCGTTGTACTTTAGAAAGTTTTTCACCCAAAAAAGCCCGCGCTCGTCATACTCTACGATACCCCTGTCATACAGTTCCTGATACCGTATGGCATACCGTTTCGAATCGAGTCCGAGTTCTTCTGCTACGGCTGAGGCTCGCATCGGGATAGCGCCGACCACCGTCATGGCAGGTGTTGTTAGTAAGTACAAAAACAAGAGTTTTGCCTCGGATGAAAGCGATGAGAATTTCGCATCGTTCCAGATGCGCGGGTCAATTTTTCTGTATCGAGCCATTAGTTACTCCCTTCCGTCCTTGGGGCGGTTACCGCTGAACGGTAGAAGACGGCAGAGCCGCCCCAACCGACAGAAAAGAAGAAATCTGTACCGTTCATGCCTTTCTCCTGGTTAATTTGTTTCAAAGACTTTTTCGTAATTCGTCCTAGTCCCGAGCAAAAATCGGGTTTAGCTTTGCTCGGGAGGTTTTAAGTTTTTTTGCAAGATCAGGAACACGGTTCGCTGGTATGACCCCGGTGCGCTTCCAGTAAGCGGGGGCCTGTGGTGAACACCCCGCAAGCCGAGCAAGCGCAGACGCATTTCCGCCGCATAAACGTATTGCGTAATCGACACAACTCTCTTGCTTGAAAGACATTTAACACCCTCCTAAAAAAACATCAGGAAATACTTTAAGACAAACTTTAAGAAATTTCAAGTAGTTTTGTGCAAAAATTAAATATGTTTTAAAGCAGTGTTTTATGGAGCCATTGTTATGTCTAATGATTTTGGGAAGCGGTTTACAGAAGCGCGGAAAAAAGCAAGATATTCAATCTCGGATATCGCGAAGCGCCTAGGCGTGTCAGTACAGTCTGTCTATGGATGGGAACAAGGCTCGACGCCAAAGGCAGGACGGATGAATGATCTTGCGTCTCTTTTTGAAGTCCCTGTCGAATGGCTCGCCTTCGGCGAAGGTAGTCCGTGCGCGAAGTGTGCGGAAGATGGATCTTGGAGCGTTCCGATGCTCAAAGTCGAAGCAAGTGCAGGCTTTGGGATGATTGCCGACTCCGAATCTATTGTGAAGCTCATACAAATCGATCAAGCCTGGGTCGCACGAGAATGCCCGGGAGTTACCCGTGGTGCGCTATCTGTCGTAACCGTCGATGGCAACAGCATGGAGCCAACCTACCACGACAAAGACTTGCTACTTGTTGACACATCTGTTCGTGCCATACGCGGCGAAGGATTCTACGTAATCGGCTTTGATGGAAGGCTTTACGTTAAACGTGTGCAACCAATTCCAGGGAACAAACTCTTGGTTATTAGCGACAACACTGGCTACAAAACGTTTACCGTTGATTTATCGGATGAATCAACACAGTTTATCGTGTGTGGACGTGTCGTTTATTCGTGGACCGGGAGCAGGCGATAAACTGCAAGTATGCTACGGTTACTTCCTGATCCCCAGGAGAGCGCAATGAAAGACAAGATTCAATTATTTGAAGAAAAACAAGTCCGTTCCGTGTGGGACGATGAAAAAGAGGAATGGTATTTTTCTATTGTTGACGTCATTGAGGTACTAACTCAAAGCCCAAATCCAAGAAAGTACTGGAGCGTTTTAAAGACTCGACTAAAAAAGGAAGGTAGTGAGTTGACTACAAATTGTAGTCAACTGAAATTACCGGCAGCGGACGGAAAACATTACCTCTCTGACGTTGCGACAGTAGAGCAGTTACTGCGCTTGATTCAGTCCATTCCCTCTCCCAAAGCCGAGCCTTTCAAACAGTGGCTTGCCAAGGTCGGCGCCGAGCGCATTGATGAGGAAATTGACCCGCAGAAGGCAATTGACCGTGCCGTGGAGACCTATAGAGCCAAAGGCTATCCGGAACCGTGGATTAAGGCAAGAATCCAGGGAATTCATGCACGTAACGAACTGACTGACGAATGGAAAGCGCACGGTGTACAAAACGATCAATACGCCGTCTTGACGAACATCATCCACCGCGGCACTTTTGGCATCTCAGTCAAAGAACACAAGCATCTCAAAGGCCTGAAAAAAGAAAACCTTCGAGACAACATGACAACCGTTGAAGCTGCGCTTACGACATTGGCTGAGGTATCTACAACGGAAATCACTCGTTCCAGAAATCCGAAAACACTCAACGATAACAAGGCTGTTGCAAGAGAAGGCAGCGGCATTGCCAAACGTGCGCGGCTTGATATCGAGAGACGAACAGGTCGAAAAGTCGTCTCTGCCGAGAATGCAAAGAATCTTATTGAACGCGCAAAAGCCGCCGCCGCTATCCCGGGCAAGGCAAAAGAGAAAGCCGACTAGCACTTAATACTCCCCCACCCCATCGGCCGCGCTCGCGGCCTTTTTGTTGTCTTTTGACTTAAATCAATGCTTTAAAAAATAACAAGTGGCTGACACCTTAACCCGACTTGAAATTTTTTAAGTTATCTTTTAAAGTATCAGTTAACTAGAGTTAAAGTTGTGGTTGATATTCCAAGGCATAACAAAACAGGAGTCAAGGATGACGATTGACACACCGATTAAGAATCTGCACCCAGCCAAGACGCCCCCATCAGCTTTCGGGGAGTTCGTAGAGGACACGCTTCCTCTGATCATTTTTGCAATCGCCATGGCCGCATTTTTGTATGCGCCGGCGCTTTTTGGGATGTAACTATGAATTACTGCGACAGCGAAGCCTACGAGATTGCTCTGGTCTTCAAGTCTGAGCTTGAGAAAATCATGAACGAGGAAATCTTTCGCTCTGACTACATCGTACGACAGTTGGCGAATGGAGCCCTCTACTACCGTTACACAAGACGCGTACTGACGTGCCTCGCTAATGATGACGACGCAAAAAAAGCGGCACAAGACGTCATGATTGAGTTCGCAAATTTCGCAGTCGCATTAGGCGAGAGGGTCGCCGAAATAAGCGATTAACAGTTTACGAGGGCGAGGCCGTTTTAACAGACAGCCACTTACCGACGCGGCCAAGCCCCCACCAAAAGAGGAGACAAAGATGGACAAGAAAAATCAAGTAAGCAGGCTGATGTACGCAGACGGAGGAGCTAACGTATTGGCAGACCGGATTTCTGAGATTGTCTGCTACTACCTTGAAGACCACGCCAAGGCCGGAGACGCAAAGGCCATTTTGCAGAAACTTTCTCTATACATCACGAAGGTTGTAGAGGTCGCCTCAATCCTGAAGAGTGCCGAAGAAACAACGGCCGTCGACAGTCCGGAAACAAAGAAAGACAACGGCCGGAAGAAGGATAACTACTACTTCAATGAAAAAGGCGAGTTAGTTATTCCTGGTGGTGATTCTGAGACTGCTCGTCAGATTCTTTCTGCTCTACGTTGCAAGAAGGCTGTGGCAGCCGCTCTGCTAGAACTCGAATCAACTCCCAAATAGCAACGTTCTGATGATTCAATTCTTCACGAATGCCTTTAAGAGCTACATAAATATTTGTTTCTGCATCTGACATAAAAGTTTCCTCCAAGGGTTGGTTAGATAGGTTGTGACCGCTACCGATTCTAGCCAACCCAACCGGAGGGAAAAAGGAATAAAAAAATGCAATCACGTATCGAATGGCTAAAGGAGCGTCAGTCCGGCATCGGCGGCTCTGACGTTGCGGCGATTCTCGGCCTTAGCAAATGGCGCACGCCTCTGGACGTTTATAACTCCAAGGTCGGTGAAGTGACCGACGACGAAGACAACGTTTCTATGGAGTGGGGGCGTCGCCTTGAGCCGGTCATTCGGCAGGCTTACTCCGAAAAAACAGGCCGTGCGGTCGAATGCCCAGGACACCTCTTCCGTCATCCGGAGCACCCCTTCATGATTGCCAATGTTGACGGCCTCTGTGCCGACCGTGTGCTCGAAATCAAGACAGCTCGCACCGGCGCAGATTGGGGCGAAGAGGGAACGGATGAAATACCTGAGTATTACCTCACCCAGGTTCAGCACTACATGACCGTGACAGGGAAGGAGCTGTGCGATGTGGCCGTGCTTATCGGCGCTTCGGATTTCCGGATTTACACGGTCAAGAACGATCCCGAATTGGCCGCGCTTTTAATTGAAGAGGAAAAGAAGTTTTGGCATCTGGTCGAGACGAAGACGCCCCCTGCCCCGCGCTCCCTGGCTGAGATCTCCAAGACCTTCCCGGTTAGCCGTCCGGAAACAATCGAAGCAACGGACGAGGTTGCCAAGGCGTTGGATACGCTTCGCGCTGCACGTGAAGAGCTTGCCAAAGCCAAAGAGATTGAGGGCGCTGCCCTGGCCACAATTCAGGGCTACATGGGAACAAATGAGTCCCTAGGTGTCGGCGGCCAAATCGTCGCCACATGGAAAAGCTGCAAGGCCGTTGCCCGACTCGATTCGGCAAGTCTGAAGGCCAAGATGCCGGACATCTACAAACAATTCCTGAAACTCGGCGCCCCGGTGCGTCGGTTCACGCTCAAAGCGATTTAACTAACACGTATTACAAAGGAGTCCTAACTATGGAAAACACAATCGTTACCGCCAACCCCTTCGGCGTCGTCACTGCCCAGGGTTCGAACCTTCCCTCGACCGCTACGGCCGAGTCCAACCGTGCCGTTGCCGAGGTCCAGGCCGCGCTTGTCATTGCTCGGATGAATCCGCGCGATCAACGGGCCGCCATGGACCGCATCTTGAACGCTTGCACACGCCCGAGCCTGGCACAGTCTGCGGTCTATCAGTACGCCCGCGGCGGTTCTGAAATCTCCGGTCCGTCCATCCGCCTGGCTGAGGCCGTCGCCCAACAGTGGGGAAATATGCAGTTCGGCATTCGCGAGCTGTCCAATGCCGGCGGAAAGTCAGAGGTTCAGGCGTTCGCCTGGGACGTCGAAACGAATACGCGACGCGAGGTCACGTTCACCGTACCGCACATTCGCTCCACTCGCAAGGGCACGTACAAACTCGAAGACCCACGAGACATCTATGAGCTTGTGGCGAACCAGGGGGCTCGCCGCCTGCGCGCTTGTATCCTCGCAGTAATCCCTGGCGACGTCATTGAGTCCGCGGTCAACCAGTGCAATGTGACCATGCAGGCCACGGCTGATGTGAGCAAAGAAGGCATCAAGAAGTTGGTTGAATCCTTCGAGCCTTATGGCGTGACAAAGACAATGATCGAGGACTTCTGTCAGTGCCGCATCGAAGCCATTCGCCCGGCGCAGGTTGTTCGCCTGCGCAAGGTTTATTCGTCTTTACGTGACGGCATGGCCGTTGCAGCGGACTTCTTCAAGTCCGAGTCGGTAAAAGAAGCCCCGAAGGTCGAGGAAAAGAAGTCTCTCAAGGACAAGCTTAAGGCCAAGGTCCAGGCAGAGGCCACGGCTCCGATTCCTGCAGCCGAACCCATCTCGCCCCAGGCCGACCCCGCCACCGGCGAGGTCAAGAAAGAAATCACGGACGAGGACTTGCTCGCGTGACTTGACTGAGTGGGAGGTGACCTCTGGGTGGACTCCGGGCCCCTCCCCTTGGTCGCTAACTAAGAGAGGACAGAAATGGACGATGTAACAAAAAGCGATATTTGGTGCGTGATTCTTAAGTCGGCCAAGGCGTCGAATCTATCCCCTTGCGTCTTGGCCAACGAGTTAATTACTGCTTATCACGTTGTGTTTGAAGATAACAATAAAGAGACTGGAAATACTGGGCATGAATCTCAGCAATCCGCTGAGCCTGTCGAATCGGATCGTACTCCCTCTGCCCTTCGGCCCGTGGAAATTCGAGCTTCCCTGTCTTAATCAATTCAAGAATCAGAGCAAAGGATTCTTCTTTACTAAATGAGTTATCCATGTTTCACCTCTTGGTGTTGATTGTTTAAGAAAGCCAACTAGGGAGTCGGCACTTAATCATCGCACCAAAAGACACAAAGCACCGGCGGACGATGCCGACGTGCCCTTTTGATTTGGAGATATACAGATGAGAAAGAGAAAACCGGTAAAGCCAACCGTCGGCGTTCTAATGATTGACGTGAAGCAAGTCGCTGCGCGTTGCGGACTTGGTGTAAGCACAGTCTGGAAGCTCGCGTCAAAAAACTCTCAGGGCTTCCCCTCGCCCGTTGTTATCAATGCCAGATGCAAGCGTTGGCGGACAGCGGACATCGAAAGTTGGGTGAAAGGCCTTGCGTGATCTGCCCCATGACATTGACAATCGCGCAAAGAGCGCCGTATACTGTCCTCGCTTCGGCAAATTCCGAAGCGTCGGATTGGCGTCCGACATATACAGGCGCACACCGCCTTCTCTTTGCGCGGTTTTTTTATGTGCGTAGCAGTCTTCCTTTACGGGCGGATTGCGCAGGGAGTCTTCGGACTCGCCGATTTCCTGTATGTCGGTACGCCAACCTGAGCAGTCTGCCCACCCCAATTGGCGTTGCGGTCGGCAGGTTCTTGAACCTAATACAGGAGACGGCTATGCAGCCAACCTATAACCTCACCCATGCTGTGCGCCAGTACCTGCGCGGCAATCTTTCCACCCAAGACGCTCAAGATCTTGCTTTCAGCATATGCCTTGACGTCAAGAACGTCCTCACCGTCCTATCGGACGCGCTTAAACAAACCAACCGCCTCAGCACTGAGGCCGACATCGCTAGAACGCTCGAAACGTGCGCGGCGCTCATCGAAACAGCAAACGAAATTCAATCAAAGGAGGCGTAACCATGGAAAACGCAATTCAAAACTATTCTTTCGAATCTTCTAATGTCCGCATCATCGTCGAAGACGGCGAGCCGTTGTTTTGCGCCTCCGACGTTTGCAAGACTTTAGGGTACTCAAATGCGCGCGACGCGATGCGCGTTCACTGCGCGGAAAAGGGTGTCGTGAAACGCGATACCCCTACATCTGGGGGTGTTCAGGCTATGGCATACATAGATGAGCGAAATCTATACCGTCTGATCATGCGCTCAAAACTTCCCAGCGCTGAGAAGTTTCAAGACTGGGTGTGTGGCGAGGTTCTCCCCTCGATTCGGAAAACGGGGAAGTACGCAACGCAAGAACAGTTCGCCATTCCTCAGACGCTTCCGGAAGCCCTTCGCCTTGCTGCCGACCTTGCAGATAAAAACGCAGCACTGGAGAAGCAAGCCAAGGAAAACGCCCCCAAGGTCGAATTCTGCGACAAGGTCGTAGCCGACAACGACGCCATGACAATCACGCGCGCGGCAAAGTTGATTAACTACCCGCCTCGAAAACTCAAGGACTACATCCGCCAAATCGGGTGGCTGTACGCAAACTCTGACACGCCGATGCAGAGCACTATCACGTCAGGCTACATGGTTCTGAGATTCGCGCACTGGACAGACAACGAAGGCAATGCAGTTGAAAAGCCCTACGCACACATCACCAACAAGGGCATTTTCACTTTGTATCGGCGAATGAGACGCGAAGGCTTGATTGAAAAGAACGAGCAGCTTGAATTGGCTGCCTAAGAAACCCGGAGGGCGCAAGCCCTCCATGGAGAAAGAGATACAAATGAACGCCGCGAATTTAGACTTGAACAAGCTCGCGAAGCTGGTCGCCCGCGAAATCAAAGATAGAAGAAAATACGCTACTTCGATGAGACAACAATCCCGTAGCGAACGAGATGAAAGTCAACAAAATAATTACATTTCTAGACAAGCGCCCCCTCCGGAGAGGGGGTGATTGTCACTACGGTGGATTGCAATCTCCGTTCCGTAGAGGCCTGAGAGTCTCAGGACTTAAGCCCGTTGCGTAACGCTCATATAGAGCACCACCAGAGCGGGAACAAATTTCAGTCTAGTCTCTCTGCAATCTGTTCGGCGGACTGCTGATGATAACGCATCAACGTTTCTTATTCTTTGTCCTTTGCTCTGCCTTTACCAAAGAAAAACAGTATTCCCCCCAAGCGTCATAAACCTCGCGCATATCGCCTAGGGCTTGCTCTCGGTCATAGGCACACTGATAGCTCTCGTTTCTGTGGTCTAGGCAGCTTTCTCGCAGGTCTCTGGAGAATTCTTTGTGGCCGTACCCCTTAGCGTCCTTAGCCCACGTGTTAAACGTCGCTCTGGCGCAACCATGAAGCGTCACAATGCGAGGCTTTCCGGTCTTTAGGTGCGTCTGATCCGGATCAATCCAGCCGATGCCGTCAATCTTGCGCTGCTTGTCGTGCATCCGTTTTATGAGCGCACGTACAGCGTCGCGTGTAAACGGCGATGTGTGCCCCCGATTAATGTTAGGGAATACATAGTCCTCTTCGCAGTCTTCAATGTGGGGAGCGGAGCACAGCAGGTCGCGCGCCTGCTTGCAAAGAGGCGTCTTACGGTCAAAAGGTATCTTGTTCCCCTTAACCTTCATGCGCTCGCGAGGAATGACATGCGACCAATTTCCCTCTTCGTCTTGTTGTATTTCGCTCCAGCGCGCCTCTCTTGCTGTTGAGTTGCGAGCCGAGGTCAAGATGGCAAAGGCAAGGCAGCGCGCTGTCTGGCTAATCGGCACAAGCTTCATAAGCTCAGCAAAGAAGGCCGGAAGCCTCTTCGGAGGAAGGGCAGGCTCGTGACCGCCGTCGGCACGACGAAGCGGGAGCAGATCGCCCAGGCGTCCGTCTTTAACCTGGCAGGGATTAATCATCGGGGCAATGACCCCAGAGCGAATTGCCCAATCAATGGCCTGCCGCGCGTCAGACAGAAGTCTTTCAGGAGTATCGACCATCGAGCACCACTTCTCGCCCAACGCCTCGGCAAACATTTCGGCTTTTAGATCCTCGACAGGGCACGTTCTAATGCTCTCCGGAACATGATTCTTAAAGAATCCATCCCAAACTTCGGTCTTAGTCTTGCACGTATTGCTCCATCGCCCGCGCTTTTCGTTGAAATCAATCCATTTCCGGATGAGTGCCTCGAACGTGAGCCTTTCATCGGGACTTTTTGAGCGCATCAGCAAAAGCTTGCGTTCTTTTTCTTCGGCAGCGGGGTCTATGCCGGCATTAATCTTCCTCTTCCATTCTCCAGCCTTGGCGAAAGCTTCGCTCAGCGACATCTCAGGATATTTGCCAAGGGAAAAGACACGGTTCACTTCCCTGTCTCGCAAAATGAAATACTTCGCGAGCTTTCCTCCGCTCAGTTTAACGACCTGAACAAAGAGCCCAGGCACAATTCCGCAAGCCGTTGTCTTTTGCAGGCTACGAAGCCTTTTATCGGTCATAGGAACGACAGCACGCATAAAACCCCCTAATGCATTGATAAACAAGGGAAAAAGTGCGTGCAACTCAGGGGAAGCAAAAGCCGGTTTTTACCCCAATCTCTCGGACCCAATTAACCCATTGAAACAAAAGAAAATTTTTGCTCTATGGTATAAAGAAAAAGGGCGTTTTTTGATCCCTGTTTGCACGAAACGTTTCCGTTTATACCATAGTTTGTACCAAAGGGCGCGAGCTTTGGACGGGTTTATATAGAAGAATAAAGACGCTGACAAGACACCGAACACCGCTGAAAGCCTTTGTTTATGCGGGTCTCGGAGAATAAGACACAAAAAAATAAGGTAACTTTCGTTACCTTATATCTGTAAAATGGTCGGGGCGGCGGGATTCGAACTCGCGACCCCTTGCACCCCATGCAAGTGCGCTACCAGGCTGCGCTACGCCCCGACTCAGAGCGCGCATTCTATCGTGCACACCCTATTTTTTCAAGAGTTCACGCTCAATTGTTGTACCCTATTTGTCCCCGAAAACCTCGATGCGCAAGGCCTCGAGATCCTTGACGACTTGGTCAATGAGCTGCGTCAGACGTCTGTTTTTTTCCTGCTCGCATCCGAGGCTTGTCGTCAAATCCGACATCCGTGCGGCGCATTCGCTACGGACGGCGGAAAACTCGGCGTTCTGATCGGTCAGGCGATTCTCAAAACGATTCTTTTGTGCGCTGATGGCTTCCTCAAGGTGTTTTAAGCCCCCTTCCATCAGGTCGGAAAAACTTCCCTGCTCCGGTGCGGCGCTTACCTGATGCGGGACGGCAAAAATCGGAGCGGTCGGCATCAAAGGCTCTTTGTCGGGGCTCTCGGTCTTAACGGCAATGACCGGAGCACTCGGAGCTTCTTGCTCGGCAACACGGGGCACACCTTTTTCTTGCTCGGCGATTTCGCGCACGGCCTCCTGCACGGTCATGCACCGCGCATACAAACACTTTTTCACCCGAGCAATGAGTTCTAAATCCTCCTCGGAAAATGCCGTCTTTAAGTGGCCGCTTTCATCCTTTAAGCGACGAAAGAAATCCGACCAATACACGAGAACGTGTTCGGGCACCTCGCACCGAGCACAGACCTCGGAGAGAGTATAGAAACCCTGCATGGCGAGACT